ATCTTCATGTAGGCAAATGAATCCTGAACAACGAACCAACAACTCATGAACAGTGTGGTTGTAGTGATCAAATTCACTGTCACCCATTTCATTGTAGTACCGTTCAGTGTACTCAATCATTCTTTCTGAAGTATCCAGCATGAATTTCAACTCTTTGACAAACTTCTTCCAATCAAAGGGTTCTTGGTTAATATACACTATTCTAGACTTCTTATCTAGAATCTCCAACCCACGCCGCCGCAAGTCATTGAGGACATCCCTATGGAACCTGTCCACATACTTCTCTTCTTCTTGCATATTTGCTCCTTAAAAGAGGAATAGGCCGGGCAGGATTCGAACCTGCGTCCCCCCAGTTATAAGCCGGGGTGCTTTGGACCACTGAGCCACCAGCCCATAGGCTGTCAATCGTAAGGTAGATCTATATTTTCCTTTCGTAATTGACAGCCCCCGCGTTTAGCATGCCACGCGAGGTTCGGCATTCCAAGTGCCTACCGGAGACCTTGCAAGGCGTTTTCATACTCCGGTTTTGGTATCATATCATACCAAGGAAAGAAGCCTAGGGTATTTCTATCCTAGACTTCATTACATGAATACAGGGGTTGCACTAAGGTGTCTCCGGGCGTAAATCCCATACATGCCCTTAGCCATTGCTCTATCGCCTTCAACGATCTGCTCACGACAGTCATGCCTGCCGGTTTTTTCTTTAGTGGTAATTACAGGTTGTCTCCTGCTACTCTTGGGGGCTCCAAGAGAACCAAAGAATCCTAGGGTATTTCTACCCTAGGATCCTCACCCGGTATTATCCCACCGGGGCAGGGTCGGGGGAGTCAGGCTGAAGGATGTTGTTGACATCATCAGTCAGACCCATCTCAACAGCGGCGTCGAGTGCCGCTTGGATCTTGACCTTATCGTGCCACTTGCCGTGCTGGATGTCTCTCAGCCACGACCGCATCATGGATGCGTTTTGACACTTCTGAAGGTAGTGCAACTTCCAAGAGAACTTTGCAGGATCCTTCATGTCAAGATCTCGCTCCACACCATTCACAGTAACCTTCATTGGTTACTCCTTTAAAAGATACACTAGCGTACGACTAGTGTTTTAATGGCTCTCCGGTATTATGGAAACTGTCCCCCCTCGCGTCCTGCGGGGGGCGTCTCTTTTTTTTCAGGCGAGAGACAAGACCCCTATGGGCTTGTCTCGCGGTGCGTGGCGAGAGTAGAAAAAAGCAGATACCCTCACGAATACCCCCCTAGTTACCCACCTTATTGTAGATTTACCGTAGGGTAGTAGCGTATATTGCCGTATAACGGCCTAGGATGCCCTATAAACGCATCCTAGGTAGCGTAGGGTATCTACCTAGGGTAGTGTATCGTAGCGTATTGTAGCCCCCTAGAGTAGCCTAGAGTAGCGTAGTATCGTATTGTAGCGTAGAGTAGCGTAGATAGGGTAGCCTAGGTAGCCATCCACATGTCTTGTCATGTCCCATCCCCCCTCACACCAGCCATCACTTCACAGTTGCAGCCAAGGCACGCTCCCTGATCTTGTTGTTGTAGACCCAGTTCTCCAAGTGCGTAGCACCGTGGGTGGAATCGGCACCCCGCCGAGTGAACTCCTTCCAGAAGAAGTTCCTAGCCTCCGCCTCGTTGGACCCAATCACGGAGACGGAGATGGACTCACCCAAGGCATTCTTAGCCTTGACATTGACCTTCACAGGTCCATTGGGTTCATGAACCCAGTCAATGTCAATGCCACCCTTGCTCTTCCAGCACAGGGACACAACCTCACAGCCCTTGCTGGTGATGATGCTCTCAGCCAAAGACCTAGACATTCCCCGCTCAACCTCAGGGAACAGTCCGGTGATGGAGGGATCCCCCACCACCGCAGCGACCATCCAGTAGGTCTGACACGGAGACCCACAGATGTCGATGTAGGCAAAGCCAAGGACATCAGCCTTGCGGCACAAGAAACGCCTCACACCCTTCATTCTAGACATTCCAAACTCCTTGTGGCTAACGCCACCTTGAAAGAAAGATCACCCACAATGGGTGAGTTAGGACAGGAAGTACTTTGCCTTCAGGAACTCGCTGCGGTCCACCCCACCATCAACAAAGATGGGATCCTGACCGTACTGAGTCAGGATGTTGTTGAACCACTCTGGCGGCAAGTCCAAGAACGCATTCTGAGCGAACCCGATTGCCATGTGTGCGTAGGGAACAGGGAATCCCCACGAATCATGGACCGGAGCCACTGGAATCCCAAACTTCTTGCCAGACAGCAGCACGCGACGGTTGATAAAACCATCGCCCGAGTGGACACCGTTTGGCGGGAAACCTGCCACAGTTCCCTCCCAACAGAGGGGCATGACAGAAACCTTGATCCGCTTCTTGACACCATCAACAAGAACGTAGAAGTTCTCCTCGACAGTCTTGGCGGACCTGTCCTCACCGACCTTGGCATTGTTCGCCAAGAACCCATCCGGGGTCTCCCACATGAGAGGGATTCCCCGATCCTGTGCCCACCTTGCGGCACGCTTGGCTGCGATCATGAAGGTCCGCATTCGGGTGCTGACGCCGGAAATGCGCTCAGACCCAAAGATTGCCTCGTGGTACGACTCTGACACATGAGAGGCAACCAACACGGACTGCTTCCAGCCCAACTCCTTCCACACGGGAAGGAAGGTAGGGTTGAACTTGTCTTCGGAGAGGTCTTCAAGAACCCCCTCGATCAAGATCCCATCCTCGTCCAAGTAGACCACAGGGTTGTCCTGCGGGTCATCGAGAATGAGACCCCTCGCAGATGACGCTGCGTTCGCACCATAATAGGTTGGAACGCTAATCGCCTTGGAGCAAGTTCGGGTGAGGAAGACTCCATCGCCCAAATAGGCAATGTCGCCCAGCAGGTTGCCATGCAACACCCGATCCGAAGCCGCCTTGTACACATCCTGTTGAGTCCCATCCCGAGACATGAGCATGTTTGTGTACCTAGCCAACCGGACATCACCCGTAATGTACGCCATGATGCCGGGGCCAGAGGCAGTCTGATCCAATTGAAGAATCAGACTGGTCTTGCCGGTACGCTCGATCTCATGGACGGCAAGGCAGTATCGGAGACACAGCCAAGGCTTCTTGACCTTGGCATGCGTCACAAACCCCGAGGGATCCTTGATGGCAGACCGGATGTCGGACTCTCCGATCTTCCACTCCCGCTGGATCTTGTCAACCAGCAGAAGAAGGGCATCCTCGTTGCACTCAAACGAGTCTGCGAAGTCGCAGATCGCACGGTGCAGTTGACTGCCTTGGTAGTTTGCAACACCACCCTTGGCATACAACCGACCGCGATGATCCCAGAATCCGGGGAGATAGTACGGACCAGCCCCGAAGTTGTGGAACTCCTTCGCAAGCAACGAAGACATGATGTCCTTGTCACGGTGCGTCTCCAGATAAAGGTCCATGATCTGACCATTCATCCGAAACTGAATGCTTGACAAGTAGTCCACCGCCTCAACGAAGCCCGAGGGCTTATCGTCAAGCGATGGCACCAAATGCCACGCCTCCACAGGAGTCCTAGCAAGACGGGACACAGTTGCACCCTTGACAGGTGCTTCCATGTTGGCAGCATGCCACACCCCATCCTGCATTGCGAGACGGATCTTCCCAGATCCAATCCCAGACTGGATCACCTCCCGCACCACCTTGTGATTGATGGTACGGAGCGACCTAGCGACCGACGAGAAGAAACTCGCCAGTGGCTCACACGTTACCTTGACATGTTGAAACATGTCGGTACTCCATTGCCCTATGGTGTCATGCTATGCATCGGGCATGTGCATAACATGTGCTGCAACAGTGCAGCCCAAGCCTCCCCGTAGGGAGGCAAGGGTAGAACTGTTACTTTACGCCCCAATAATTCTTGGAGCGTCTGGTAACGGCGGCTTCCCATTTCTGGAACGCCTCACGCCTCAGGTCGTCGTCCACATAACTCGGACGCCGACCCCAGATGCTTTCCAGATTTGGAAAGACATCATGTGTGATGTTCCAGTTCAGGAGATACCTCTCCCATTTATGGATCCATACCATTGGGTCCATTACTAACTCCATTGCCCTGTAGTGTCATGCCATGCATCGGGCATGTGCATAGCATGTGCTGTAACAGTACAGCCCAAAGGCTCCCCCATTGCTGGGGGAGCCGAGGGTAGGACTGTGTTAGCCCTTGAGGAATTGGATCTCCTTGCTGTTGGAGGCCATGTCCTTATCCCTGAGGTCGAACTGGTATGAAAAGCCTGCCTTTTCAACCAGTAGAACTACGCAGCGGTCGAGGACCATAATGTCCCCGACGCCCGTTGAGCGGGCGTGATCCCAGTCGATGATGCTGACGGTGTGGGCGTCGAGTTCGGGTTGCGTTGCCTCCCACGCAATCCTCGGGCTGTGGGTGTTTACATGGAACACCTTGCGATAGTCCTCTGGGAACATTGGATTGCTTTTGCCCAGACGCCTGAGTTGGTAGATCGTGATCACTGCTGGATCCTTGTTGCCCTGTAGTGTCATGCTATGCATCGGGCATATGCATAGCATGTGCTGTAACAGTACAGCCATGGCTCCCCCATTGCTGGGGGAGCCGAGGTCACACTGTCTCTGCGTGCATCTTGGCGATGAGGCGACGATTACTACTCATTTCGTCGTACGCATCCAACGCAATGGTGATCATGGACTTTCCAGAAGTCAGGGGAACTTCCTTAACCACCACCAGCGTATCCCGTCCGTCTCGCACAACCAGTGAGGACGGACGCTTGTCTGCGTAGTTCCTTGAATAAACAATCCGAATACCGTATTCTCCGGGGGACACGCCAAGGTACACATCTTCAAACTTCGTAGTCATTGCTGACTCCTTTGCCCACTGTAGGCTGGGCTTGCCTTTGCTGTAACAGTACAGCCATGGCTCCCCCATTGCTGGGGGAGCCGAGGTCACACTGTCACCATCCACAAGATAATAAGGGTGGTTGTTAGCATAGCAGCCAACATGTACAACAATACCCACGTGATGATGTTAATGCACTTTTCCATGCTATTCCTTTCCTAAGGGGGGTAAGGGGGGTAACGCTACCTCCCAATATATTACTACCCCTCCGTAAATTCCTGACCCCCTAGTCGATTTTCTTTTTAGTTATTTTTTCCAAGAAATGCTTTTCGGTCCTTTCTTTCGATTCTTTGCTGACGAACACATGGCTTTGGTTGGTCGGCACGCTGGGTATGGTCGTTTGCTTTCTCCCTTGGCAGACTTTCTCCCGCATGTCTTGCCTGTTTTGCAATCCACCCATCCCTTGCCTTGATTGCGACTAAACCATCCATGCAATCCTTTTTTCTTTTCTTGATCAAAGTTAGCCTTTTTTGCCATTGGACTTACCCTTTCCCCAGTTCTTGGCTCCGACCTTTCGGCATTTTACAAGTGCCCCGGATGCGTATGCGCTGGGCCATTTGGTATAACGACTTTTTACTTTGGAGTAGCAGGCGTCTCGCTTTGCTTTCTTTTTTGCCATATCAGCACGCCCACTTTCTTCTTGCCTTACATGCTCGTTTATCGGGAGTCTTTTTACAATCAATATTGAATTTCTTGATTTGTCCTAGGTTGCGGGCACAGAAGGATTTCTTGCGTGGTCCCCCTCCCGGTTGGGGTGGTTTGAGATTGGAGCCTGTTTTTCTGTTAATCATGGCTCTACCCTTGGCGGTAAGCCCGCCCTTGGGATCTTTGCATTTGTTTCCAATATTGCAACCTTTCATTGCACCTTTTTTCTTTGCCATTACGGTCCTCCTAATTCTGGGGGTGGGGTTGCGGGATTTGTGGCTCTAGGACCAGATGGTGCTGGAGCTTGCGTAGGAGCCACGGGAGCCGCCTGTGCTGGGCTTTGTGTGGCTGGGGGTGTCTGGGGAGCCTTGGGTTTTGTAGCCTCTCTGAAGCGATCTAGGTTGCTCATAACCTCTACTGGCAAAGCCATCCCTCTTGTTGGGGGGATATTGTCTAATGCATTTGGAAAAAACTCCTTCAATACATCTTTAAGAAGTTGTTTATCAGAGTAGTCTTGGCTATCCATGTTGCTAATGAATGTGCTTGTGGCAGATGCGCTTCTGCCTCCTCTTGTTGTTGACTTCTTTTCTTCTTCAATAAGTTCGTTTAAGGCTGTTCTGGTTAAGAGACCAACTCCCGGAACCAGTTTACTGAAGTGATTTACAAATGATGCAGTATCGAAGTCACCCTTAATTGCATCTGCTACTGGTTTTCCTGATTTATATATTGCACTTATGGCTGCAATAGCAGATGGTGGAAGCAAAAGCATTCCAAGTTGTGGAAAAGATGGCATTCCCGGACGGTTTCCAAGCATCTGGAAAGCAAGGAGGTTTGTTCCCTGAACAGCAATGTTGGTAAGCATGCGATTGCTTATAATTGGGTTTCTTAAGACGATAGCAACAATCATCTGCACATCTCTTGTAGTTACGTCTCCCTTCCGAATCCTTTCCAACATATCATCATCTATTGCTCCAGAAGCATACATCAATGCAACATTGTAAATAATATCCAAGGCAAATGCGGATAGAAGGTGGGTTACAAATTGGCGATTTGTTAATCTTTGATACTTGTCTAAAACATGCTGTGCCATGAAAAGTTTTGGGAATGAACGATACAAGTTGAACAAGAACGATGCTGGGTGAGATCCGGTTGGTCTATCCATTGGGTGGCTTACGACCATTGTATCTTCTGCATACTTTTCTTGGAACTTGTTGACAACCACCATAGCGTCTTTCAGGTCTTTTACGGTTATGTTTGGGGCTACAATGCCATCAACACCTCTTTCTTTGATGATGAAAGCCAACTGCTTTTGAAGTTCCACATAATCTATAAGCCCGTTTTTCTTTCTGAAGTTGTCAAACAAGAACTTTATTGCTGTGATTGTGCGTTCTGATTTGAACACCCCTGCCTCTGACATCTTCAATAGAACAGAACTTTCGGTGCCCCATAGATCAAGATTCCTTACTGATCCAACTTCTCTCAATATTTTCTTAAACTTCTTAAGATTATGCGGTCCCTTATAGTTTTCCAAAGCCTTTCGATACTTGTCAAGAAGGCTTAGTCGTTGGAAAATAAGTCTTTGTCCTTGAAGTTTTAAGGAATTTCTTACTGCAACAGGTGCTACTCTATGTCCTTGTCTTAGTTTTCTCCACCACCAATTTTGAAATCTTGCTAATTTTCCTGTCTCATCGGAATCAACAGTGGCATAATTTGTAAAAGATGGATCCATGACTTCAGACATTATGTTTTCCATGTCAAACAAAGCACCAAGATCAGCATTGAAGTTTTGATTATTGAGGTATCCTCTTCCCCCATAGACTCCTACAAAGAGGTTGGCAATGTTTGAAAGTACATCTTTCCACAACAAGAGGGGATTTTGTCCATACATAATGTCAGTTACGGAACCAAGAAACCCCTCAAATATAAGAGTGGCAGCACCTTGGTTTCCTCCCCATATGACATCCGTAGATGCCTTGCCTGCTCTTGCTATCAAGCCCCACATTCCATTATCTGCGGTATCATCGAATACTGCTGCTGCTCCAATGGCAAGATCATGTTTTCTTTGGATCGCATCTAAAGCATTTGTCCATGCCTCATCTCCATTCTTGGATTCCTTTATGGCGTCGATTACATCGGAAAACTCAATTCCTGTTACACCTGTAATGTCCATTACAGACAACCTTCCAATGTATTTTCTTCCAAGTGTCTTGGATACCCCAAGAATTACTTGAGATAGGTCTTGTTCAAACCCACTAGAAAGAATTGCCTTTTCGGATTCAGTCAAGGTTGGGGTATTCATCATGTCAGTGAATGAAAGATGGAAGGCATTTGCGTTGGGAAGGTACGCATTGTTGCCCATCTCCTTCAACAACATGGTTGTATGCAGGTCGGAAATTGTTTTTGGTCTTCGACTATCCTTCATCCAGAGTGGATTTGGTTTGAATCTTACCTTTGTGTTGAATAAATCATTATAAAACTTTCTATCAATGATGTCATCTGCCTTTGCCGAATTAAGTTTTCTGCTGTTTGATCGGCTTATGGCACTGATTATGTCCATGATCCTAGCACTTTCATCACTAAATAAGACGTTGTATGTTGTTCCAGAGTGGATCTGACGCATGAGTTGCTTTGTTGCAAACTCAATGCTCTCTCCCACAACTCTCCATTCTAGAATATCGGTAATGTTTCTGTCAAATCTGGCTCCAGCATCTTTTTCAGTTACTGTTCTGTCTCTTCTTCTTACGTTTTTGATGAACTTTCTTCGTGCCATCTTTAGTATTGTATTGACTACGGCAACCTGAGCATCGAAATCCTCAATTTGTTCTCCATTTTGGACTCTCTTTCTGTTTTCAAAGTGTTGAATGAAGAACTCCTTCTCGTATCCAAACTGAGGAAAGAGGTTTGATAGGTAAAAACCAAACGAATCAATGGATCCTGTTGGGTGGAGTTGATTTTGAATCCTATGTTCATAGGCTTTTTGCAAAGCAGAAACAAATTGTGTTGTTGAATCCTGTCCTGCTCTTTCCAAAGCCTTGCTTCTTAACATGAAAGCCATTCTATCGTTGGGTGCCAAGGAATCTTTTGATAGAATACCTGTTTCTTTGGCTCCGCTCATCCATAAATCAATTACAGCAGCGTATTGGTTAGCCAGTTCCTTGGCATGTTCCCACATTTCATCTGTTAGGTTTGTCTTTGATCTCTTAATTGCTTGGTCTGAACGATTAAGTTGGAGATACTCAATGGCACCAAACAATACTTTGTTGCTATCCTTGCCCCATCTTCCCTTAATTGAGTGGACCATGAGAGATGCAGTGTTGATTTCCTGTCTTATTGCAGACCACCTGCTAATTATACCTTGGTTTTGGGTTGTAAAGACGTTTTGAGCCGATCCCTTGGACGAGTCTAATAAATATCCTAAAGCAGCAAGGATGGTTTCAGATGATGCGTAGGTTAATCCTGAATCGTTTCCTCCACCAATACCAGATGTTCCCCACAATCCCTTCTTACCGGGGGTTCTTGAAGTTCCATTGTATAGGACATCAAGAGCATGCTTAAATAGTTCCGACGCCTTGTCTCCAACGGTCCTAATGGCATCTTCTGCCTCCGATCCCCCAACTCTTTCACCTCTTTGTTCTGCTACTTTCTCTAAAACAAGATTAGCAAGAGCAATTCTTTGAGATCTATTCTGAGGGGAAAGCCTTCTATTCTCTGGGTTTTCATTCATAATGTCATACATTTCAGAGATTGCTTGGCTATACTCTTGAATATCTTGTCCTAGCAAGTTTCTTCTTCCCTCAACGGCTGCGAGGCGTTTTTCTACATCATCCAGTATCTTTTGTTTTGTTGGGTCTAATTGAATACTTAGTCTTCCAAGTTCATCCCTAACTTGGAAGTCATAGTAAAGAGACATCAACTTGTTGACATCCAGTATTCCTGTTCCCTTTTCAAAGAATCTTCTTGGGTATTGGAAGGATCCAGATTCAGCAACCACATGTGGTCGTGATCTATCAAAAGACCCATCGAAGTTGAACATCTCCTCAACAACATCATCCATGAGTTTCATTATCTTTGGATGCTTGGATCTAAATTCATTCATTCCAATTGTTATTGTTTGTGCAAGTTTCTTAACTCTAGCAAAGGCTCTCTTCCACCAAGAAGTTGCTTCTTGTGCAGCCATGCTTGACTCAGAAGCCTTGGTATACTTGTCCCTTAACTTTCTATTGGACTCTTTTGTTGCTTCTGCAATAAGAACAAATGCTCCCCACTCTGCCAAGAACTCTTCTGGGTTTGATTTGAAGTGTTGAATTAAGGAGTTAATTTCAAACTTGTCACCAGAATACATTGCAGAAACCATGGAGTGCATTGTTTCTTGGGCTGATGGATCCCTAAAGAATGCAGTCAACTTTCTCCAAGAATCTCCTCCTGTTTTGATATACTTCAGTCTTGCAATGTGTGTTATTTCGTGTGCAAACACTTCAATTATTTCAGGAACCGCTCGTTCCTTAAGGAGTCGTGGATTTAGTTTTATTACAAACCTGTTATCATATCTTTGGCTTTCGCCTTCAGTTTCAAGATTGGGATCCAGTTGAATTGAAAGCCCATCCAAGAACGCATCATTCTTATCGGCAATGATTGCAATCATTGATCTGAACATTCCCGCTGTTTCTTCTGAGATAACATTGTTTTCAACCATTTCAACAATAGCGTTGTTAATGGTGTTTCTGCTATTTGGGTCCAATAGAGTTTGATACTCAGGATTTACAAACAAAGACTCTGATGCATTTGAGGATGCCTCTCCGGGGGATGATCGTCTTCCTCGATCAAACATGTATAGTTGATTGGCTCGTTCAACTGCTTTGCGAATCAATGAATCATGTTCTGGAGATCCGTCATATCCAATGAAGTTTTCAGAAAGATTTGTATTCATTACATTGACTGTTCCAAGAATCTCAACCATTCTTTTTGCTTGATGGAAGAATGGGTTTCTTGGTTCTGTTCTGCTAGTTACCATTAGATAAGTAGAGGCTATCTTTGAAACCTTGGTATGTAGGCTTCTGATATACTCGTCAGATACACCGGCTCCAAAATAACCAGTTAATAGTTTTAGTTGGTGGCTAATTGGTTTGTCATAAGCCGAAGCCACGATAATCATAGCGGGGATGAGATTGAAATCTCCATCCTTATTTTTAACATTGTCCTTGATAAAGTTGACAAGGTTTTCTGCTTCTTCTTCTAATCCATACTTTCTTGCCATCATAATGGCTTGGTTTACATAACCAGCATATGCTTCAACCAATGCTGGAACATTTCCATACTTTTCGCCTCCAGTATAATAAGTAGCGTCATATACAACTAAAGGCATTCCAAATTCGTCTCGTCGCTTGGTTGAGATGGTGGTTTCAAGTTTATTTCCAGATTCATTATGAAGGAAGGATAGAAGATCCATTTCATTTCCATACATGATTCTTTGTGCTTCGTAGAATCTAGATTTTTCTGCACTGACCATTCTCATTTCTGGTGTTACTGTCATTCCAATATCACTTCTAGTTGCACCAGCAAGGGCAATTCTTTCAAAGAAACTAACATTGCGGAGAGCGGTAAGCATTTGACTAAGATCTTCTGGAGTCAAGTGGTATTGTGCTTTTCCGTTTGTTTTGTTATTCATGTTGAAAGAACCCATTGCTATTCTAACTGGTTGAGCCATTGGGCTGTAGTCAATCCTTCTTGCAATAGACTCTTCAGATTCTGTATGGATGTAGGTTTCACCAGTTACCTCATCCATGAAGATGTATAGAGGTATCTCTCTTGTGATATCAAAGTTGTTAAGTCCACCCTGTGGGCTATAAAGCCACAGAGCAATGTGATTTTGATACTGCATTGGGATAGATGACAGGGTTACAAAACCGTTTCTATCTTTTTCCAATGCATCAAATTCTTCTGGTGTTAGTTTTTCCTTTAAGAACTTTGTTGCATACTGTCTTCCAACTTCTGAATATAGAATATTGGTAATTACTTGGAAAGCCTCAACACCTTGGATCTTTTGAGCCATGGTTGCTGGTGCTGGTCTTTCTTTTCCTGTGGGTGTATCAGGATCAGTCTTAAGGGTATTCATTGGACTTAGACCAAGACTAATCTTAGATAGGGGATCTACTCCTCTATTCTTTAAATACTTAAACACATCTATGTAAAGCATTCCTGCAACATCAGATCCCTTAATGCCAATCATGTTTCCAAGGTCTTGAATCAAGACTTCTTGTTGTGACACGTTCTGATGGAACTCAAATCTTTCAGTAAGATCCGAAAGCATTTCCATTCTTGCCATAAGCATTTCTTCGTATGCATTTGGAGAGTCAATGATTTTCATAATCTTCTTGACAAACTTATCCAATACCTTTCTTTGAATCTCCATAATGGTGTAGATTCTTGCATAGTCTCCGCTTCCTGTTTCTGGCAGGAGAGAATCAAATCCATTGATTCTTGCAAACTCTTGCAGTCTGTTTCTTAAATGGGTTGCTCTTCTTTCCACGCTGGAGTTTGAATCTCCATAGGTCATTTCGTGAATGAAATCAAAAGGAGTTTCATAAACGTGTGGCATTGGAGTAGGAGAGTTTTCAAATGGGTTAACATACCCAGCGGAACTTGGTGGAAGAATGTCATTTACAGACTTGGGATCCTCATCCTTAATGGATGCTCTGTATTGTCTTGCATTTTCCAATCTTCGGTTATAGTGTATTTCCATGAGACTGAAGATACCACGGTCTTCCCATCGCATGGACGCATACTCTGGTCTTAGTGCAGCAAAACCCTTAACAGACCTTTCCACCCCCGGTAAATATGTAGTGTCAAAGGTAGAGTTTCTTGTATTGTTTTCATTCAAGATGGCACGCATGATCATCCCAACATACCCACCATTCTTCTTAAGTTCGGCTCTTTCCTTATCTGTTAGTCTAACACTATCTCTTTCAGCACGAATGAACGCTTGATCTTCTAATGAAGACCTTTCTTTCCAATCTGAAAGGAACTTACTTAGTGATTCTTGTGACTCTCCTACATAATCTCCAAACTTTGGCATATGTTCTCTTGCGAACTGAAGAGCAATATTCTTTGCCATAATCTTGTCAATTTCTGCAATTGCCTCTTCTCTGCTCATATTGTAAAGCATGTTGTCTTTTAATTCCCACATGGCATTTGGGTTGTCGTTTTTTCCACCTTGTGTTAAGTAACGAACAACACTTGCAAATGAAGAGTTAATTGGTATAACTCCATTCATTCCTGTTGGATAGAATCTTTCACCGAAGGTGTCGTGCCCAAAGGAAAAGTAAATGTTATATAGTTCAAATCCTAAAGAATCAGCAGGATCAATATGGAATGGAAGCATTGATGCCTGTCTCATAAAGGCATCCATGTTCATTCTAAATGAAACGCGATTCATTGCGTTAATGGCACGGAGAGTTGGAAGATTCTTATAGGCAAACTCATCTCCTAGAAGAATAATGTTAAGGTTTCTCATATGCTCGCTTGATCTAATATCAACCTTGCCAGATATTCCTGCCTCTTTTCTCACCTTTCTTACATACTCCTCTGCCTTCTCCACTCTACTCTTATACTTTTCCTTTACCGCTTCTACTGACTTTCCAGTTACCTTAGACTCCCAAAGAATTCTTTCTTCAATAAGATCTCTAATCTGAGATCCGGCAAACCAAGATTCTGTACTTGCCCCTGTCTTGGCTGCAATATTTTTTAATTCCCTAAACCAAGTTGCATTGGAATAAACGTCAGACATTTCCGCAGCAATCTTGTTTGCAAGTTGGATTCGCTCTTGATAAGTGATTGTTGATAAGGCTGAATCAAGTAGAAACATATTGATTACATTTGATTCATTAACCAACATTTCAGAAAGGAAGTTTACATCAAAAGGGACTGCTATATCTAGTTCTTTAATTTTTTCTCTAATCCCTCTCTTAATTCCTTGAACACCCGATAGGTAGTTTCTAGGAATTGCTGCTCCCTTCATTATCTCTCTAAATGTATTGGCGTTATCCATTTTAATAAAATCAACAATTGCGTCGAATTGTTCTAGTTTTCTTTTATCACCCAATCTTGAAAGGGTCTCTCTAATTGCATCTTGGTTTTCTATAATAGACTCACCAATTTTATTGTACCGATCTTGAATCTCTCCAGTAATCTTATCATTGTTGAGTTCAAGCAAAAGGTTTAGAATCCTTGATTCCCTATCTTTTGAATATGCAAGGTGGAGTGCTGCTGCATGGTGTACGCCATTCATGTTATAGTCTCTATAGTTAGAGACGCTATAAACATCTTTGTTCTTTTCAAATAAAGCCCTTCCTCTTTCAAGGGACTTTAAGAAAAGTTTTTCATAGAACACTCTCTGCTTAACTGGATCGTCTGATTGGAAATAAGATAGTGACCATGCAAACTGCGGACCCATGGTAGAGATTAAACCAATGCTATTAAATGATCCCGGACTTAGTGCATCGTCTACATAGGTCTTCTGCGTGCTTTCGTCCCAGAACATCTTCTCATTTTCACCAGAAGTAACTGAGTCGTGTTGCCAAAGGAATAGCATTTGTGGTAGATCTAAAAGTGCTTCTACAATTCTTTCTCTAATCTCATCAATGCTATCAACCTTGTTTCCAAGAACAGCATTGTTCACATTTGGTAGGAGTTTTAAAACCTCTGTTTTGGTTTCACCAAGAACTTCTTCAACATCGGCAACAAGGTCTTGATACTGCTTAATAACTTCTTGTGCTTCTTCGTTTGTTTTAAACTCATACGAAAGAATGTGCTTGATTCTTTCTCTTAATTTAAAATCCCAAATTGCAGTTTGGATGTCTGCAACCGAAATTGGAATAATGTTATTAACTTCATGTTGATTTGGGTGCCTAAAGATTCTCGTAAGGAATGTTTCGTTTAGTGGATTCTCAATTGATTTTTCAATTTCTTCTGGATTCTCCACCACATCGACATTCTCTTGAAAGGTTCTTTCTCTATTGAGAGACTTTTTAAATCCTTGTCGTTGATCCGTAACAGCCTGAATAAGACCGCGACCAACATTCTGTGCTGGTGCAAAGTCTAAATTACCATTTCCAAAATCAGCAAGACTAAAGTTTCTATGTCTTGTGTATTTGGTAACTATAAACTTAGCTAATTCAGCATAGGAGTTATCGTTTCCATCTGTGACAACTCCCTCATATCCAATACTTTTAGATATATCTTCTACTGTTAATCGGGATAGTTTGATTTGATCCTTCATTGCTTGAACCATAGAAGCAATATAAAGGTTTTCTTGCTCCTCCACAGTGCCTTCTGCATAGTTGAATGTAGGAAGTCTGTCTCCTCCCTCAGCATATGTTTGGAGTTTAAGTGGTAGTCTGTTTCCTGAATCAGCAAACATTTTCTTGTTTACTTCGGTTGATGATTCTTGAAGGTTTGTAATTAAACCAATAAAACTAGATGCAATCTTTTCATCTGGAGTCATATCTGTTTGGGCAATTGAAGCAATTGTTCTACCCAAGATTCTAGACTTTGGATCCAGAACCATGGTTGCCGTCATCATAGATACGATGCGACCCATTACCTTGTCTAGATCAAACTCCACTCGACCGTAAGAACCATCTGGAACTAAGGCTGAGTATTGGTCGAACATTCTTCTACCCGTTTCTGAAGAGAATTTCCAATCAGACATTGCTTGTCTGAATCCACCAAAGAACGATGAATAACGAGTGTCCATGTTCCAGTTAGGTTGCATTAGGTTGGCAGGAAGGATAAACGATGTTCCATGCTTATCCTTAATATTTAAGGTTGCTGTACCTCTTGCTACCTTTTCTAGATTAGAAAACACAATTGCTGTGGAGTCGATGTCCCCGGTAATATAGTTTTCTAAAGATATCCGTGCTTCTTCTGGGGTATAGTTGTTTGCATCGTCCACAATGATTTTCTTTTCAGCATCACTAATAGCAACTTTACTAAGATCGTCTACAGTTACCGTTATTCCCTTTGATCTCAAGAACCACAAGGATGCCCAGTAACTCTCTACCTTACCAGCCATTGTAGCCCCTACTGCTTCGGAAACATTAGCAAGACTAAAGTTCTTTCCAGTGCCTCCTCCAGCCATATTGGATGCTTCCCAAGATGCAACATTATGCATTATATCGACGCTTCGCAATGCTATTCTTGCTGCAAGTTTGTATGCCTCTTCTGTTCCTATGGCCTTAGCCATTTGCAATAGGTCGAATCCACTTCCATTAAAGGTGGTTAGTATGTGGTTATTGTTTTGAAGAGATTCAATCTCTTGAAGAACATTCATAAGTTCTTCAGGAGAGAACCTTTGATCTGCTGCATACATAAGTCTTCGTTCACCATTAACTGTAAGACCAATGGTATGAATGCCCTCTTCTCCGCCAACAAAGGTTTCAATATCAAAACTTACAATGCGAGCCTCATACTTCCATCCTTCAAAGTCAGTAAACTCTCTTCCCAAAAGAATATCATCTGATATTCCTAGTTCAGATAGGACTGCCCTAGCAGCACTTTTAATATCCTGATCTTCTGGCTTATCCATTGTTTCGTTTACAGTCGAATACCTAGCAGCATCGGGAAACATTTGCATTGGGTGGCGATCTCTTAACTCTGGTATATCCAATAGAATAGCCCAAATGTAGTCAATGTCTACATACTTTCCAAAGTTAGGCAGGGATCTTAGTGTATTGATTCTTCCAGCAAACAGTCGAAGGACGTTAAACAACTGCCTGCCTGTATTAACTTCCTTGTTCCACCTTTCGGATGTAACTCCGGGTGTTGATCTTTCAACCCTTTCCTCCATTGTTGATCCCTCAACAAGAGGCTGAGGATCGTGTCCATCAATGACTGTAGATGCGTCAATGCTGTTGAATAGATCTTCCAATGCTTTTAAAGATCTTCGATCAGCAAATTCTGTATCGGAAATGAACTGATTTGTCAGTGCAGCATGTGCCATTGCTCTTTTTCTATATTCCCTAAACAGTTTATCAGTCTCTTCAAAAGAGAGTTCTGACTTGTTATCTGCCCGACTTAGAACAAATCTTGGTCCTAGAATTGTAGCAAGGTCTACTACAAGCATTGTATCCAGTCCCTCTGATTTGCGATGCTCCATCAACTCATCAATTATTTTTCTTCGTGCATCAATCTTTTCTTTAGCGGTCTTTAAAGCATTGCTTATTTCTCTTGCGGTTGCTGGTCCGTTTTCAATTAAACGGTGGAAAATATAACCATTACTTGATCCATACTTGCTAAGTTCTCTTGCAAGTTTTAATGATTCCATTTCTAAAGTTTGAAGATAAGCGTTTGCCGTATTGCCTCTTTTAGATGCTTCTTTTCTTTTATTAAAGTCCTTTAACAGTTCCTCTGCCTTTAGGAGTTCTTTTGCTTCTTTCCTTGCCTTTGATGATAACTGGTCTCTTTCTTTCTTTAGTTTTGCTAGGGCTTCCTTGTTCCCGTCCTTCTTTGCTCTTGTAATTGCTTCTTTTACTTTTTCAATTCTTCTTCCAGTATTGCTTAGGCTTTGCTGCTTTGAATCTCTTGCCTCAATCAAACTAATTTCTTCTTGACCTGTAGCATCAAAAACGCTTTGGTTGAGTGCTTCCCTTACTTGAGAAATCTCAGACTCAATGATATCATATCTTTCTTTAATCTCTCTAATTTTTTGATTGTTTCTTCCAGCAATGTTATTCTTGTTCTCAATTCTTTTTAGAATTTCTAGAACACGCCTAACTCCTTCAGCCTTTTCTGTTTCACCTGCTGATTCCAATACTTCAATCTGGTCTTGCAATGCAGCAACCTGTGATCTTCTTGTCTTTGGTTTTTCCTGTTCAGAAACAACCCGTTCTCTTCCTCCAGCAGACTCTCGATAATGCAGTTCTTTAAACCGCTCATACTTGTCACCTAAGATGGACTCAACATTCTTCTTCTTTCTTTTTTGCAATCCACTAATTAATTCTTTTCTTAGTTGAGCCAACTCGTTCTGTTCTTCTACAGTTAATTTATTTACAACCCCAATCTCATTGTAGTTAAATTTACCATCCAACTTTAAGGACATTGCTTCAACTAGGTTTTCAATTTCTTGAGGATCTAAACCAGTAAGGGTTTCTCTGTACTCGTTAAGAATTTTTTCCTTAATATCTGGTGGGCATGGTTTTTTTGCCATAGTGCAATCTCCTTAAAGACAATCATGTTTTCTTTTATATTCTTCTAACAAATTTTCTTGAACTCTGTTCTGCGCTCTGGTTATTCTGGGTTGTTTAGTTATAGTTTGGGGAATTGGTGGCGTTGGTTTAACTTGTTCCTGTGCTTGAGAAACAGGTTTGGGAGTTTCAGAAGCAGCCCCAGCAGGAGCCCCAGTAGGAGCCTCAGCAGTCTCAGCAACAGCTTTAGCAGTAGCCCTAGCAGTTTCCCTAGCAATTTGTTCTGGGGTCTTAACACCTTTTGCCCATCGTGCAATAGCCTCTAATTGCGGTAAAGAATGTGTAAATATTTCTTTGGCACCAACCACATTACCTGATGCAAAATTTATATTGAAATCTGCCATTTCTGCATCGCCTTTCCCTCTTAATTTTACTATTGCTCTTTTTATCATTTCACCTCTTAATTCAGTAATTATCCCATCTTTTACCGCTTTATCAATTTGTGCAATGGTGTATCTATTATCATCCTCCCAGTTCATAAAATCTTCAAGTGTTGCTTCTTCTGGATCGGGAGCCTCAGGAGCAGCCTCGGAAGTTCTTTCCTCAAGTCTTTGTCTTATAGATTTTTCTTGTTCAATTTTAGCTGCAATTTCAGAATCGGAAAGTGGTCTATCTTCCGCTACAACCTGCCCAATTTGGATTATTTCACCATCTTTTCGGATAATTGGTTTTTCAACATCTACAATAATTGCTTCTACTTCATCTATTTCTTTTCCGTCTGTTTCGGGATTTGGATTAAATGCTACAACTTTAAGGTCTGCTCGTCCCTCATCCCATAACGAACCAATAGGATCTTCTATTTCATAACCTTGTTGAGCAAGTTCTGTTTCAATTTCTTGTATATAATTATCTATATCAACCATAGCAGGATGAGAAGGATCGGCATTATCAGACTCAATCGCTAGTCTATATGATCTTTTTAAGTTATGTAACCTATTTAAAACTTCTTTTGGTCCTAGATTTCTTGATCTTGCATCATCAACTTTTGCTTTTAGTTTAGCAAAAGCATTTAATTTTCTAGGTGAAGGATCTGTAGGTGCAGCCTTAGGAGCAGCCTCAGTAGGAGCCTCAGGAGCAGCCTCAGGAGCAGCCTCAGTAGGAGCCTCAGTAGGAGCCTCAGTAGGAGCCTCAGTAGGAGCCTCAGCAGCGATCCTTTCTCTATCCCATCGTTCCATTCCTTGATCCATTTGTCTCGTTAGTTCTCTTACTTGAGGCTCATCTTCTTTGGTTCTACGATCCCATTCTTCTGTATTATCTTCAACATTTCCTCTTTCAGATTCGTTAATAATAGTAACTACTTCTTCCCGTGTATCTGAAGGAAGAGCATCTACTGCTTGGTTTAAGTTTATCCAATCAGGTCGTGTATCAAGAGGAGGGTCTGAGAACAAAGAAGGCATTCTGCTCTTTAAATCTTTTGCTATTTTCATTAATACATCAACCTCTGCTTGAATTAAATCTGGATTTTCTGCAATTTTATTTTCTGCTTCTTCAAAAGCACGTTCATATTCAGTTGGTTTATTTACTGGATCCAATCCCTTGTCTTTTAACTCTGCCTCAATAAGATTGTTTCTAACCATCAATCGTACAACTTGGTCTACACTCATGCTGCTATTGGGTTCAAAGCCGGGTATTTGTAAACTTCTAGCCGTATCTACAACTCTAGAAACAAGGTATAAGGTCGCTTCTTCATCACTTAAAGTTTTTCCATCTAGGTCTTTTACTGCTTTTTCCATTATCCCAATAAAATCAACAGGCGTGCCATTCTGTTTTCCTTGTTCTTGGATTGCTGCTAGGGTTTGCATAACCACTGGTGGCATTCCTGTTTGTGGCTTTCCCGTCATTTGTTGGAACCCAACATGCTGATGGATCATGGATATACCAACAGTAAGAGCCAATTGTTTTTGCTCTGGCGTGAGATCTGATCCTTGAATTCCTGATTGTAGTTTGACTAGTTCTTTGATCTCTGGTGAAACAAGGCTAGATACCCTAGACCAAACTTTATTTAAAAGAAGTGTGTCTCCTACTCCTGTTGTCGCAGAACCAACGCCCCAGTTGATTCCTCTAAACACCTTTCCAAATATCGCTTGACCAATACCTTCTTGCCACATTTCTGTCCATAGTTTATCTGTAGAAAATAGATGACTATCCATTGCTTGGTTTTGAATGGAGTATAAAGCACCCTCAACAAGTCCCTGTCCAAAATCAACCGCAGTCATCTGAGCCAACCGATAACCAAATCCTCTTCCAGTTCCCCACCTAATTCCTTCTGTTTTAAATCCATTTACAACCAAGTGTCCCCAGTTGCTTGGAATTGTGTATGCCTGCACTCCTTTTATAACTTGTTGTATTTTTCCTAATCTTTGAGTAGACCTGCCTATGCTTGCTGTTGTTTCAAGAACATCAAGTCCTCTTTTCATTCTATACGCTGCTCTAGTAGATTGAATGAGTCTTGTTCCAAGGGCTGCGGCTCCATAAACAAGTCCTGTTCCAACCGTGATTGCTAGTTCGGCAGGCATATCTACAGACAATGCAGATTGTTTTGCAAACTGCCATATTGTATCTCCAGTTTTTTCTAAAAAGTTTGCATTGTATTGAAAATCAGAAATGGTTGTTTGTGCTGCGGCTGTTTGAAGACTGTTGTTGATTACATATCTCCAATCATATTGGTTATTTGTTTGCGAAAGGTTGTCTACGTTTAACCCAACAACATCAGTCATGTATGCAGCAAATGCTGGATGCTCTTCTTGAAGAACCTCCCACGCTTTCTTGCCATCCCATCCTTCTTGTTTTCTTGAAAACAACATATCAGTTGGTAAAACAGAATCAGAAAACATACTTTGGACGTTTCCAAAGAATGGGATTATTTCACTGGCATTTTCATTTCCTTCTGTTGCTGGGTTGATTACTCCTGTTAGTATAAAAAGATTTAATATAGGAATGTATGAGGACATGGCTTGCCAAGATCCCCTATACTTTAGAAAAGAATTTATAAGTGCCTGTTCTTCTCCCGTTGGTTCTGGAAACAAAGTTGGGTTTCTTTCCCTGAGTTTGTCATATAACTCACTGTTAGCCATCATAGCGTTTGTGATATTATACCTTGATGAGTATTCAATACCAAACAAACCTCTTTGGTTTTCAAATCCGTAAGAAGAGTAATCGACGGCTTGCTGGTAGGAATCTCTATCTACATATTTTAAATCACCTTCCAGATCATACTGAAGCATTGGAACAGAAGTTCCTTGTTGTTGCTGGATTCTTTTTGCTTCCTCAGATTCTTCTGGCATGAAGGATTCTACAAATCCCAACGCTAGAGATTTTCTTTTTAATTGCTCCTCTTCCTGTTCTTTTATAGCCTTAAACACTGGAGCGGAATCTGAAAAATTCAAGGGTGTAGGGTTATATACTCCAGTCCTTCTGTTAAAAGATTCAAATGCCTTTCTTTCCAACTCAGACCTTTGATCTATACTTTTTACAAAGTAATCATAGATCTGTTGTCTTTCTACTTGACTTGCTTGCTCTTGTTCTAGAAGTTCTGGTTTTGATTGAATGAATTCAAATATATTCATTTTAGTTCCTTATATAACTATCTTATACGCATATGAAAAAGAGCGGGTAGCCTTGGTGGTTTAGCATCAATTGGTCTTCCTAACAACCCGAATGTTTTGCTTTTATCAATTGACTTTATAAGTTCAGGATAAACAACCAACTCCCCGTCTTTCATAGATCTTCTAATAGTGATTACCTGACTATTATCTATTCTTAGTGGTTCATTGGGGTTGATGTAAACACCATTAAGTTTAAACCCATCACTTAAATCCTTTGTTTTGCTTGCTCCATAGTTGTGCCAAAATCCATTAGAAAGATCTAAGTTTAGCGTGGCTCCTGTATCTCTTTCTGTTTGGGCAACCCACTCTGCAAAAGTAATATTTGTATCGGTGTCAATTGGTCGTGTACCTATCATGTCTAAGTTTCTTCCATCAGAATCTGAATTGTCTATAAAGAACCTCTTCCTTTGTTCTTTATAAGCATTTGGATCCGAAGCGGTGTGAACTCTAGATTCTAAAACTAGAGCGGCTGCTTCTTGATTTGGATTGTAAAAGTAGGGAACTCTTTCACCCTGTTGATTCTCATGTGTTGGCGGTTTCATAAAATCTAATGTTAAATTAGGATAACCTTGAACAGCCATTCTTCTATTAACCTTGACTGGTCTTTCTCCCTCATAACCAAAAGAATAAGAAATCATTGGATCATTTTGCCTAACCGTATCAAAGGTAGATGCCATCATTAAAAAATCTCGTTGAGGTATTTCTTTACTTGGTTGTCTACTGGGAGAAATTACTGCTGATGCCATTGTTCCAATCATGTCTGTAAATCCTACAGAACCACCAAAAACTTGGGTTGGGATTGTAAGTACATCTAGCATTACTTCTGTTGTTTCGTCGTCATAATAATTCCAACCCCAGCCACCAAACAGTCCCCTATCTTTTTCTCCTTTAACTGCTTCATTAAAATACCTTATCCACTCATTTAAAGGAATCATATCTCCTTTTTTGATTTCAATTTCCCGTTCTCCTCCCGGCTCTAAAGTTAATTTATATCCTTCAAGAGCAAATTTGGTTACTGGAACATGTATATTAAAAGGCTGAAGAAAAGCCAAACTAAGATCACTCATAAGATCTCCAATAACAAACCCTTCTCTTCCTTCCTCTAATCTTATGTTATCATTATATATGTACTCGCTTCCCCCCTTTAATGCAGCGACCTGAAGCCAAGAAGTTACCTTTTGTTTTAAAACATCTGCTTTATCAAGAGGGTCTCCATCTTTATCAAAAAACTCATTAGGATTTCTAACAATTGTGTTTGTTTGGTTTGAAATAGGTTCTGAAGAATTAGGAAAATATCTTGCGGTTCTTTCTCTTGCAGGTACAGTGGCTGCATCTACTATTCTAGACTGAACATTTGGGTTTAGTGTTCCTAGTTCAATTATATCTTGATAACCACTTACAATTAACTGTATTGCTTGATTGGTTTCAGGCGTTTTTGATTGCAGTCTACTAAACATTTTATCCTGAAAATTTAAATATCCCTCTTTTAAAATATAAAGATCAATGCTTTCTTGATTGGGGATATCAAATGTTCTTGTAATGGTGTCTGGATCTTCTGATAATCCTTCTGTCTTTGCTAGGCTATAGGCCAAAAGGAACATAGTTTTACCTAATAAATATCTTGATCTTTCTCCTTCAGAGGGGTTTGCTGCTCTTGATGTTAAGTCTATTAGTGTACTTGCTAACTGGCTTCTTGTATCATCAGATAAAGTAGGAGATGTTGCTCTTGCTATATAATGTGGGTACTCTATTGCAAATAATTCATTAGGTGTTCCATCTTCATTGTAGTATCTATCATCCAAGAAAACACTTAGGCTTCGCTGGTCTACATGTGTTTCTTGATCTTCTGGAACAGGGAAACCTAAATGTCTTTGTATTCCCTCTATTTGAGCATTGTATTGCATTCTAGATTTAAGATTTGCAACAAACGACTCTCGTATAATTAAATAATCTTCATTCGTTGTATCTGAATCAACAGAAGCCCTGAGATAAGAGTCTATTGCTTCGCTTATTTCCTCTGGTGTTTTTGGTTCTTTAGTATTGATATATGTTTTTATAAAGTTATCCAAATACATAATGCTTACTTGGTCTGCCTCAGCGTTTACATCATGCATATATGCTGGATTTCTAAACTTTGCTACACCGGGAACATCCTTTTGATCTACCTGACTTCCTTTTAGTATATCACCAAATTCACTTTGTATACTTTTAACCGAACTTTCTACTTGGTTTCTTATTGCCTGAGCGTTTCTATATCCAACAATTCCATTTAGATCGGTTGTTGCTCTGTTATTTCTTGTTGGTTGACCAATAGCAGCAAGTATTTCCTCATCTGATTTGTTTGTTAATTCTGGAAAAGTGGACTTTAATTGGGTTAATAGATTTTCTTTATATAGATTAATGGCTTCGCTTGGTGTTTTTGCAAAAATTATGGAATCGTGTAATGATCTTCTTTCTACATTACTCATTTCTGATAAGAATAATCCACCAAACTCAGGTTCTGCTCTTACTGCTAATCTAAACTCATCTTCAATTCTTGATTCTCTAAATGCTATGCCTTTTTCTGTAATTAAAACACGACTTGTTTCTTCATCAATACGATAAAAACCTTCGTTGATTGCGTCTCTAACATTGAATTCCAACTGAGTTCTTAATGTTTCGTTTTGTGGATCTGCATCTGGAAAAATTCTTGAGGATAAGTTTGTTGCGGCTCTTGCTGAAAAATCAAGTAAGTCAACAATTGTTACTCCTGACTTATTTCCAAATGCAGAAGCCATACTAAGATGGTTATCAAATGTTTCCTTTAAATTTCTACCAACAAAACTAAAGTTTTTTGGGTCGCCTGACTCAATTGCTTCTTTTTGAGATGCCATTAAACCAATTAATGCAGCATTTTGTTCGTTGGTTCTTCTTATTGAGGCAATCTGTCTTTCCAGTTTATCAAGAAGTCCATTTGTTCTTGACTCTGTTTCAACAAAGTTAGAAGCAATTCTTCTTGCAACTGGTGGGTTTATACCCGCTTGTTCTAATTCATCTGTAGTAATGATTGTATAAATTGCCTTTAAAGAACCTTCTACATCGTTGCCCTCAATAAGAGATGCAACTAGAGAATCTGGGTTAATTGCTTGCTGAGGAGTCCCAGCATTTAAAATCCCAATCTTTTCCATTGTTCTGGGATTGGATGATGTTCCTTTAAATAAAGCATTAACAACAGGAATTAAAGACTCTGGGTTGTTTATGTCCCCGGCTACTAAAACACTTCCAAACTCTGGGTTATTTGACAGTTCTTCCATCATACCACCAATTGCAGATTGCACTCCTACAAGTTGGTTATTGGTATTATATCTCTGTGCTTCAGAACCTAAGGTCCGCATTGCAAGACCTATTCCACCCTCAACTATTTCTCTTGTTTTACTATTAGGATTGTCACCCAAAGATGTGAGTTGTCTAGAAAGACGCTTGAGTGTTGGATCTTTGGAAACTATATCAAACTTTGCTGAGGGATCTAAAAGAGAGTTATCAGCCATAATTTCATTGTACCTAAGTTCCCATTCTTTGTACAGATCTTCGGCTCTTGAATCCCAACTTTTGTTTCTCTCTTGTAGAATGGCTCCAATTTTTTCTGATCGGCTTAGTTTTCCTTCAGGTGTGACTAAGCCACTCAGCATGTTCTCTGCCATGTTCATTCTTAAGGAAGCAAATGAACTAGCATCCGTAGTGTTATATTGCTCTCCCTTATAGGAAAAACTAAGCCCATTCTTTTGAGCGTTCATTGCATCTCGTTCTGCCTGTTCATAGGCAAGAATCAATCCTCTGTCTGCTTCATTCAACTTTTCTTTTTCAAGTTGGGTTGCTCTTCTTCGCTGTGCTTCTATTTGTTGTGGAGCCAAAAGGATTGATCCAGCAGATTGAGCAATCGAGGCAAGGCTATTGTACATAGTCTCTGCATCTGATGGTCCTCTAGAATACACATCACCTAGTTGAACGCTGCCACCAGAAATGCTACCTTGTCCAACATAACGTGGGGTTGGAGTAACAGTGTCTGTTAGTGGTTGGATGTCTTCTGGTTTTATTAATCTTGGATCAATCATTTTTTCTCCTTAACTTACAAGGGAGCGCCAACAAAGGTATTGGAATGATGATATCCCACAGGACCGCCATTTATTGCCGGTTGTACATCTATTCCTGCTGGTCCTTGCAACTGGGCATACAAGCCAAGTCCTGTTGCAACTCCTGATGTCAGACCAGCAGCCATGTTCCATGGAGATGGTCCCGCTGGTTTGGCACTAGAAAGTTGAACATTAGGAATAATAATATCGTTCCTTTGTTGTGCTAGCATATTTTGCATTTGTCTGTCAATATTTTTCTCTGCTTGTTTAAGATTCTTTTCTGTTTGTAGTGTTTGTTTTAGAAAGTTAGCACTTTGTGATAGGGACAATGCACTACTTGTTCCTCCAGAAATTCTACTGGAGGCTAGTTGATTAGCCAAGGCACCTCGATAAGCCCTATAGTTTTGGGAGATTTGGTTTTGAGCAAAATTGAATTGAGACCTTGCTGAATCCAATGAGTCTTGTTGAAAAATATAAGAAGACTTTACTATTGCTGCATTTCGGTCATGCACTTGTTGCTGTTGATATGTGGCGTTAAAGAGTTCTTTGCCATTGTTGATGGCTTTTTGCATTTCCCCCTGAACCCACTGATTGATTGCATCCTGTCTTGCAGCGTTTGCTCCAAAACCTTGGAATATACCCCCTAGTACACCAACACCCAAACCTACCCATGAAAGTGGATCTACCATATGTTACCTCCATCCCCACTGGTTGCGTTTTTTTTCCTTTGGCTGGGCAGTGAGTTCCCTGATTGCTCCGCTATGCGGAATCCACTCAGATGCCCTGAAGTTGCTAGCCCAACTAGCAACCGTCCTTTCCCATTCCTTCTGTCTGTTTTCCTTTACCAACTTATCCGTATTGTATTGCATCATGTCCTTGTAGAAGTCCACAGCACTAGCCAAGGCATCCACCCGGTCATCGTGCTTGAGGCACCCACGTTCGTCTGTAAGGCGTGTGAGTTGGATCTGGTTCTTCTCATCCTTGGCTACCCTACGATCCCATATAAGGCGATGCTGGGCCATCACAGGCTCTAGGGTATCCAACATCCTTGCTTCCTTCCGCCCCGATACACGGAACTCCTCGATGCCTATACGCCCACAGTTCTCAATGAGGAATGGGGTAATGACTTTGGAAAAGAGACCATCACCAAAGTTGGACTCTACCCGTACCATTTTGATACCATATTCCAAACATAATTTAGCAATTTTGTTTAGGACAGCATCATTGTATCCCCCTTCCCATCCAGCAAGTTCATGGATATAGATCATCCCACCAGCCGTGGAAGCGATGCATACCGCAGTCTCATCTGCTCCACGACCAGAGGGATCTATGACCATGTGTCTATGTTGATAGTCCACATAGTTTGAGGATATGTGCATAGGTTCCATGATCATATCCCCACCCAATCCCCAACTAGGCATCTTCTTATTGGCGTTTTGACCCTGCCAGATGACTTTCTCTGGAGCCTTGTCAAACGGTACATCGAATACGATGAGATCGGACAGCTTCAACGGATACTTGTCTATATCTGACAGGGTAGTATCAAGCATGTATTGCAAGGCAAAAGCCTTGGGTCCAATCTTAGCCTTGCGTTCCATGAGCATTTCCGTATCAAAACGCTCAGGCTGGGTGGACTCGCCAGCAGCAAAACTAAGATCCCATATCCAATCAGCAACATCCTCGGATTCACCGGGAAGGCTTTGGTCAGGCATGAGAGCAGGATACTTGACCATTGGATATGATTGCTTGAGTACTGTGTATATTGATTCCGCAGAGTGCGGTGTCCCTAGGAACAGGACTCTTGATCCCTTGTTCCTGACGGACTCTAGTTCGGTTAGTTTGTGAAGAAGACGCTCTCTTGCTTCTACTGTTTGGGTATTGGTTGAGATCTCTACGTCATCACAGACAATAAGATCTGCGTGAAGTCCTGTGATCTGAGAGGTGGATCCTCTGGCAGTGCAGGATAGATCCTGTGTGAATGATGTTCTGATATTGTGATTGAAGCCAAGTGCCGAGTCCTTGGTATGCTCATCTGGAATCATGTGATTGCAGTATGGCACCATGTTCAAGATCTTTCTTGTTTGAGACACAAACTCAATGGCTTTCTGTTGGGTGGCAGACAACACCAATACAGTCTTGTTTGGGTTTGCCATCATGAACCATGAGGCAAACATGGCGGTGAGCGTGGACTTCCCTGTTCCACGCCCAGCCGCCAGAATGAAATCGTTTGGCCCATACTGAAGTTGTCTTGAGATTTCATATTGCATGGGGGTAGGCTCTCCAAGTCCTAGGTGCTTCATGCAAAAGAACACATGGTTCCTGAAATCATTAACGACTTCTTCAGTAGGTTTAATCAATATGTAGATTCCTTGATCTTGAAGGGTGCAGCCTCGGACATTGCCTTGGTTACTTCTTCAAGGGCTTGGCTTGGGATGCCATCTGCCGACTCTCTATTGTCATTGATAATGCCACGGATGACAGTATACAGCCCCGGAGTACACTTGTCAGGATCCTTGAGATCCCGAACAAGTGAATCCAGTAGCATCTCATTTAAGATCTGTACTTTACTCTTCATCGAATAAGACTTCTAATCTTAGAGATGGGAAATACACATCCTGCGATGTATCCGGCTAGGCACATCAGCCCAGCAAACCACAAACTTCCTAGGAATGCTTCCATTGTTTTTTCTCCTTCTTGTATGCAGCATCAAAGTCCTTGTCTGTTGCTCTGAGAACAGCCACGGCTTCTCTGATGCTTGTTCTGGAAGTATCGTCCTCTGCCTCAATCATCAACTTTGCAGTTTCTTTCTTCCCTTCGGGAATCATTGAGGCAAACAATCTCATAAACGCTCTAATTGGTTTTCCCAATCCAAGGTACCATAGGATGACGAAGGCTCCTATGATTCCTAATGACAACAATCCGTATTCCAGTATTGGTGCCCACCATGGAACTGTGTCATCAATCTCTGGTAACAGTTCCACGGTGTTATACATAATATCAATAATATCTTGTTGTTCTTTTGCTCCATGCTTTGCTTCATCACTGATGAGCAGAACATCCATATGCTCGGTTTTACGGACCTCTTCCTCAATAGTTTGGAATCGCTCTTTGCTTGACTGTGCTACTCTAGAAACCTCTACAACATTCTTTCCTATTTGTTTGGAAGGGGAACACCCATTAATTAGAACGATCAAGACGATCCATGCGTACTCTAAGCGCATCTATTCTCTCCTTTAAAGCAGCATCTGTTGCAACAAACTCAATCTGCGATTTGGTCAACTCTTCTACAATTTCTTTTAGATCCTGTAGTTGGCCTGTGTTGTAGATTTGGTTTGCCTGATACTCACCTACTCTTACAAATACTCCAGCCAAACCTATAGCAATAATTACTATCTGAAGCAATTGTAAAACAGTTGATAAGTCTGGGTGCCTTCCTTCCATTGTATCTCTCCTTTAGATTTCGTATACCAATTGTGTTATTGGATTGGTTTGTAATTTTTCAATAGCATCTGCTTTCATGTCATCCATGTATTGAATCATTCTTTGGCACACAGCGTGCCTTAGTGTTTCTTCGTCTTCTGGGCTGTTCCAATCTGGGGCAACACCATTAAAAAATTCTTCAGTATATGCTGCTCTATATCTGCTTATTCGTTGACCCATGGCTTGTTCGTTTTGTGGAAGAACTGTCCAATCTAGAGGATATGTCGATAGATTAAACGCACTTGGTACCCAAAAAGTTTGACCAGACCATAAAGTAAAGTTATTATACGACCCATTTTCCAATGCTGGATAAATCATTTCATCTCTTACTTCTTCACTACCTACAAATATTGGCAAGTAATCATCACCAATATTTATATATTGATACATTGGACATAGCATTGGAATTATTAGTTTGTTTTGGTTTCTTTCTTCATTATGTCTTTTACTTGCTTCTATATTATAATGCACCCATCTTTTAGTTTGCTCAGATCTTTCTGGGGCTACATATTTATCAAAAAATGAAGGTGATATGTAATCCTGCTTATCAAGAAGTGGACCATATGCTGCTACATACTGGTCTAATCTTTCATTTATTAAATGATGTTGATTACTTTGCTCTAAGCCATACCAAGTATTGTCATAAACAAAAAATCTGACATTTGGCTCACCATAAAAAGCCCACTTAATCTGCGGAAATGCAGCCTTAACTTGTTGAATAAGATCTATCATTTCAGTCAATGCTTGATAATAATTATCATCTGGTGGATTGCTTACGCCTTGAGCCAACCAACTCATGTATGGGGTTTCAAAATCAAGAATCCCATATTCTGCGTCGTTTAACCAAGGTCGTCCTGCAATGTAACTAAGAACTGCTGAATCATTTATAGTACCAGTACTATTTGAATCGCCTGCTGCTTGAGGAACATATAGTTCTCTTTTGTGTCCTTTAGCAATCGCCTGTTCGTTATATGTCGGTGTAGGTGGTGCTATTAAGGGTTCTGGTAAGTTGTCATAATGAACAGTAGATGAATATGCATATGAACCATCTCTAATCCAAATCTTATCAATTTTTTTAAGTTGTCCTTCTTCTCTAATCCATACATCGCTTATTTCTAAGGCTGTTCCTGTGTTGTCTCTAATCCACAGTTTTCCATTCTCTTCTGGTGGTCCTCCGGGTTGGCCCGGTCCTCCAATATGATTACTCATTGTTGGGCTTTCCTAAATATGATCTGACCTTCTGGTCCAGAGTCTGCTGGTGCCTCGTTTACCTCGATTACTACAAAGTAAGGAACGGCTGTTCCATAGGTGTGATTGCTTGATGTTGTCATTCTTAACGGCTTACTCACTACTGGGTTGGCTCTTTCTACTGCCCCAATCTCATAAGAGTTTAATCCGTCTCCACCGAAAC